TTTTTCCTATTATATATTAGAGTTTGATTAAATGGACGTCCTTGTCCTGTTAGTTGCTATCCTATTGCAACTTTGTTGCTCATTCTGGCGTTAGGTGATAATCCTTTGCCATAATCTCTGCCTTCTGATGAAGATTTCGTATTACTTCTTCTTCCAGATTGAAGATTCAGGTTCTTATCCATGAACTCTTGCGCAAGTTCAGTCTTTGTCTTGTAAATATCAGCTAAGACAATACCAGTTGCGGTGGTTTCATTGGAAGCGTTTCTTTCATTTCTAATGTTCAGGCAAGTGTGGGAGAGTTCTTGTGCAGCTCCATTTCTGAAAGAAGCGCCCTTGCCTTTACCTGCCTTTTTGATATCTGCTATCAGGTACTGGATAACAATTGCGGCAGTAATTCTATCTGAATCAGCCCCAACAATGAAGTTTATCTTTTGTTTTGGATCGTAAAAGTAAGAACATCCATAAAGTCTGGACACTGAGTTATAGACTGTGCGAATCCAAGGTGTTGTTTCTCCAGTATTGAATTTAAGCCCAACTTCTTCCTGCGTATGCAGGTCAACCATGCTTAGGTTATGTTTTTCTAAAAGCTTGTTTGCCATACGCATGGCATTATCTGCTTCTCCTTCTGTTGCGCCAGCATTGTTAGCCAGTGCAAACATCTTTTTGATTTTTTCGATTATTTTGTTGTTGTTCATAACGCTTCCTTTTTGTTAGTAAAAATAGATTTTGACTCTCAGAGTGAAAGCCAAAACGCTATTTCAACTACTTGACAAAAATACTTACATATAAATCATAAGCAGGTGAATTTTCGAGACCTTTATCAATCATGGAATCGATAAAACCAGTGTGATATGACTCCAACCATTCCGAATTACAGTATGGTAACTCAGCGATTGATACTTGCAAATTATTTTGTTGTGTGGAATATCCACAGTAATAAAACATTTCGTTGTAATCCATAATTTTTCTCCTTTGAAAACAGGGGGTTAAGTTTTTCGGGCCTATTAGAGTAGTTCATTCTCTACTTGGAACAAGAACTCAATGGCTGAGTCAGCCGGAGAGTTCTCTGCTTCATACTCTCCAAGCCAGTCCCAATCCGGGAAGTCTGAGCTTGTTAAAGCGGTCCTTTTCTGAATTTCCATATCCACTGCAATCATCCATAAATCGAATGGAACTTTCACTGTCATCAAAACATTATCGGAATCAACAAACCACTCAGATTCGAGAGCTTCTGCTAATTTTTCCATTTGACCGAAAGTGGTCTTGTTGTCTAAAACGTAGTGCCACTTGATTGATTCTTCGAACTTAATCTTAAAGAAATCCATAGTGGGCGTAATATCAAAACTTGATTCTATCGCAAGCATAGTTCCTATCTCCTGTAAAAACGAATTTGGTTGAAAACGTAAGTCAAAACTTCCACCTACAAGACATTATATCATGTGTCAAGTGCGAAAGCAAGTCCAAAAAATAGTTTACGTATGATGATTCGGACGTATATTTTATGTGAGTGCGGCGATGTAGAGGGTAGTGAAGGTCAAGCAGCGTAGAGGTGGATTCGTTCGTATATGATTTGAGATTTGTTCGTTCGAAAAAAATGCAGCAGAGGCGTAGCAGCGGAGATAAATAAAACGCTATATTGATTTGAGATTTGTTGTTCGTGCGCGCAGAGGGCAGCGGCGGCGTAGCAGCGCGGAGACATTAAGAACGTTTCAAATGAGATTTGGCGTACGGGCGGCGCGCTATAAACGTAACGTAAAGAAAGAGAAAGAAAGAGAAAGAAAGAGAAAGAAGGAAAAAAGAAGAGAAAAACCCTATAGAAAAAGACATAAGGCGAAAGGAATGAAAACACCCAGACCAAAAAAAGCCAGTCTATTGACTGGCTTTTTATGGCTAAACCACTTGGCTGTTTAGCTTGCTCCCTTTTCTAGTAATGAAATTACTGTTAACATTCCACCCATGCTAGTGATAAAAAGCATGGTAATTGAGATGGCAAAATCCTCAATCTCTCTTTCTGTTTTTCTACTTAATTTTTTCATAATTTTCTCTTTGGTTTTAGTCCAGTAAAATACTGGACTATGTTTAAAAATTACTTTTGGAAAATACAACTCAAAAGTAAACCTATTAAGATAATGACAACAATTACAGTTGCAATTGTTGCCAGCATTTCAATTATCATTGCTCCCTTAAGTCAATAAAAAGATAATGCTCTTGATAGCAAGTGGTATACACTTGAAAATCAATCTCAAAAAAGCTCTCAATTAATTCTAGTTGGTCAATTGTTGTTGATTTGCTTAACTCAATACATTGGTTTTCAATAGAACTAATTTTAATGTCATTATCTTTAAAAAGAGATAAAACTGTTTTTATTTCCTTCCCTATAAAAATACTTACTTTAAAACTAAACATATTTTTTTTCCTTTTTTGGTTAGTCCAGCTTGCTATCACTGAACTAGTTTTGAAATTATTTGTTTATTGATTCTTGATTGATCAACATGATATTTAATACATCATTGCTTTCATAAACATCATAAGTGAAGTGCCTTAGAATGTAGGCCAGTTCATAGGCTTGCATATCATCATTGATACTTCTTACCCAAGAAAAACCTAGGTCATTATATTCTGTTTTTTCCCCTTTTAGATTTTTGACAAAAGTTTTGATTGAGTCATTATTAGTGAAAATTTCAGCTTGCATATTTTTTTCCTTTTTTGGTTAAACTTAAAAACTATTTTTTAAGTTTTAAAAATACTCTCTTAGAAAGTACTTTTAAAACTTGCCAGTTTACTGGCAAGGTTTTTTATTTGATTAGGAATTTTTTTGCTTTATGGAAAAAACTAGCTCTTTCCATTTTAAGATTATATTCTTTTAATGCTTTTTTGCAGACTAAAGAATTTTTTTGCTCTTTTGTAAAAAAAGTATTTTTTGTCAATTCTATGTTAGCCTGATTCTCAGATAATGCTTTCATTTTTTCCTTTCCTTTTTTTCTGGTTTAGTTTTTAAAGCTTTGTAAAAACCACTCTTAAAAAGTAGTTTTTAAAAAGCTTGCTAGGTTTATCCTAGCAACCTTTTTTATTTTTTATTCTTCTTTTATGAAGACTTTAGTTAGGTCAATTTTAGCTTCTTTCAAAGACATAATTATTTTAACTATGTTAGTATCATGGGTATCTTTGGAAGTGTTATCTAAGAAAGCCTTAATGGTTATGTTGTGGTTATCTAGCAATGGTTTTAGTGCTTTTCCTATTAATGAGTCTTTGTCTAGTTCATAAGAAACTTTCTTTGGAAAGTCACCTATCCAATTAGTTTTCACAAATTTAAACATATCTGTGTTATCACACTTCTTATTCAGTTCTTGAATGAATTCATTTACTTTCATCCAACCAACTGGGAGGCTTTCACTTCCTTTGATAGCTTTTAAAACCAGTTCTTGTTTTTGTTCCTTGCTCATTAAGAAACCTAATTTCTCAGCAACCTCAAAGAATTTTACAGAGATATCTTGCAATGGCATGACTTTTAAAAGGTAGATAGAATCCATAATTTCATCATGGCTCTGATTAGCTTTAAAGCCATTTGTTATGGTGGTTTCTAACTTAGTTAATGTAGTCATAATTTTTTCCTTTTTGGTTAAACTTAAAAACTATTTTTTAAGTTTTAAAAATACTCTCTGAGAAAGTACTTTTAAAACTTGCCATTTTACTGGCAAGGCAGTTTTATATCTTACATATGTAATAATTTCCTAATTCATGGGCAAGCTCATAATTGATGCCAGTAGTGCAATAACAATGCTCAATCTCTGCATCCTTCCCATATTTGCCAGTTAATTCTATAACTACTGCAATATAATTATTATCAGCAACATAATCACCATACTCTTCATCTATATTATTTTCTTCCATTACTTCAAAAGCTTCTATCATTTTTTGGTTAAACATAATTTTTCCCTCTCCTTTTTTTGCTTAAAAACTATTTTTTTAAGTTTTAAAAATACTCTCTGAGAAAGTACTTTTAAAACTTGCCAGTTTACTGGCAAGGGTTTTTAGTTTTTTTCTGTCATTAATTCAATTGAAAGTCTTAGTTCATTTATCTTTTCTGTCAGTGCATGGACTATTTTTAAGTCATTGACATTAGCTTCAATTAAGTTATCCAAGGCATTCTCAGTGGCTATTAATTGAGAATTTAATTCATTTAAATCTATCATTTTGCTTTTCCTTTTCCTGTTTAGATGTTCCACATGGAACAATCTTAGTTTTTACTTTTTTGGGCACAGCATTGCACTATGCTTTTTTTCATTACCCATACTATACAATTATAGATATGGCTATGGCTATGGGCTGGTTCAAATAAAAGCTTTTTGCTTTCTTCAACTCATAGGGACATTATACAGGAACTAGTTTTTAATGCAAGCTTTTTTGTAATTATTTCCTGCGAAAATCCCTTTAAAATCAACAACTTACAGACTAGTTTTCCAAGTGTGAACCATGTCACAAAAAAACTAGTTTTTTATTTTTTGCACCATTTTGGTGCGCGCGTGCACCATGTTGGTGCATGATAATCTTGCACTGATTTGGTGCATGACTTGCACCAGGTTGGTGCACAAAAATCTTGCACTGATTTGGTGCATGACTTGCACCAGGTTGGTGCACAAAAATCTTGCACTGATTTGGTGCATGCTCTGCACCATGTTGGTGCATGATAATTGTCTGCACCAAGTTGGTGCTCTGCACCAAAATGGGGCACCCTACCCCACCAGGATCTGACTGCGGGCTACTGAGATAAATTCCACAATTCCAAAAATACCCCCTTGACTTCGAACCGATTCCATGCTATAATTTTTTCATTTAGGATTTTTTTTCATGAAGTTAATAAAAGAACTACCATTTTCTCAGCTAGAACTCAAAGAATTATTGACATACGATAAGGACACAGGTTTATTCAGAAGAAAGAGAAATGGTAAACTATACATACCACCAGAAAGCCATGCAGACAAAGGATTGTATATCGAATATCGTGGAAAAACAACAAGAGCTAATTATCTTGCTTTCTATTATGAGAAAGGATATATCCCAGACTCAATTTCTCACATAAATGGTGATATTCATGATAACGCTTTCTCCAATTTGAAAGACATCTCTCATTTGACTTGTAATCCAGAACTCACCCATGAACTTTTACACGAAGTTTTGCACTACAATAAACTTACTGGAGATTTCTCTTGGCTGATAAACTTTAATAAAAAAAACAACACTAGTCCAGAAACTATAACTAATAGAAATTGCAAATGCATTCGACTATTCAATAAACTTTATCTGAGTCATAGACTTGCTTGGTTTTATACACATAAAGAATGGCCCGACCAGATAGACCACATAGACCATAATCCAATGAATAATGCAATAGGGAATATTAGAAACGTATCTGATTTAGAGAATAAGCGAAACAAACCTTTACAAAGAAACAATACTTCTGGAACACCCGGTGTAAGTCATACACAATCTAACAAATGGAGGGTTAGAATAAAGTTAAAAGGTGATGAGGTTTATCTAGGACTTTACAGTGACAAAAAAGAAGCGATTAAGGCTAGAAAAGATGCAGAAGTTAAATATGGATTTCATAAGAATTGTGGGATGAAACGATAATGTATTTATTACGTCTACCTCTCCCGCCGTCAATAAATAATTATTATGGACACCATTGTAAATTTGGTTTCCCAAAAATCTACATAAAAAGTTCCGGTACCACTTACCGTACCCTTGTCCTAGATTATGTCCTCCAAAACAACCTCCAATTACGTGCTAACACCCCCTTGAAGGTAACAATAATTTTCACCCCAAAATCCCACCACAGACAAGACGTAGACAATATCTTAAAATGTCTACTAGACGCTTTAACCCATGCAGAAGTCTGGCAAGACGATTCATTTATTTACAATCTCCAAATCACTAAACAACCCCCTTCAAAAATGAATGCAGGACTCATTTTAGAAATTGCACCATTCACACTTGACTAAAATCCTCAGTTACTTTATAATCCAATTATGATAACATTAAACCCAGCCCAATCTGAATTTATAATGGATAGAACATCTAAAGCCTGTGCCTTTGTCACAGGCTACGGTTAGGTGGTGGTAAGAGTTTTTCGCTCGTCCTGAAAATGATCCTATTAAAACTAGAATATCCAAAAACCGATATCTTGTATTGTATGCCAACCTATTCTATGTTTCGCGACATCCTTTTCCCCCTCTTAGAAGAGATACTGGAAGGCACTAACATAGGTTACACAATAAATAAGTCTACAGGAGAGATTTTCTTCTCTTGTGGAGGTCGTGTAATCTTAAAGTCAGCAGATGACCCTACAAAGATAGTTGGTTTTAACGTATCCTTTGCATTACTAGATGAACTAGATACTCTCCCAACAGAGAAAGCAAGAAAAGTTTTCCTAAACTCTTCTGCAAGAGCACGTGTCAAATTACCTAATAATCAAATAAACCAGATTTTCATAGGCACTACCCCAGAGGGCAGACGTTTTGTCTATCATATGTTTGAAAAAGACAAGCCACCAAATTACACCCTAATCCAAGCCTCTTCCAGACTAAACCCCTATTTAAGTGAGGATTATTTCCAAAATATTATAGCGACAGCTCCTAATGAGCAAGTAGCACTGGCTTATATTGAAGGAAAATTCGTAAATATGGCAGTTGGTGCGGTGTATACTGCATTTGACCAGACTAAATGTGGAACTGATGCAATATACAGAGATGGCGAGGAACTTCATATATCCATTGATTTTAATGCGCTTAACATGAACGCAGTTGTTTTCACAAAAAGAGAACCATTAAATAATCCGAAGTCAATATATCATGGAAGTCCAACCTTACATGCAGTAGCGCATTTGCATAACATCACTGATACTCCAGAACTGATAGAAGTAATAAGAAACAAGTATCCACGATCTCCCGTTTATGCATATCCAGATGCTTCTGGAAGAAATGTGTCATCCAAAGGTGCTTCTACTTCTGATTTAAGCCAATTAAGACAAGGAGGATTTCACATAAGAGCAAAATCAAAGAATCCAAGAATTATCGACAGAGTGAAATCTTGTAATTCAGCTCTCAAAATAGGTTTAGTGAAAGTGAATGTTGATTTATGTCCAGAGTTAGTTGATGCACTGGAGTCACAAACCTATAATGAGAAAACAGAGCTACCTGAAAAGACAGTAGGTAGTTCTATAGATGATATAAACGATGCATTTGGATACGGAGTCTACTATATATATCCACTAAAAAGAAATAGCGTTAAAGTGGGTGGGATATCCAATAAATAATAATTTTTTTCACATAAAAACGTTGATTTTAATTTTAATTTATGAGAAAATAATAGAGCTAGAATAACATTAGTATATATTAATAATCTTTTATAAAGAGAGTGTCATGATAGAGTATAAAGAGATTGGGGATTCATGTTCTGAGATACTTTACATTCACGACCAATATAAAGAAAATCGTTATATGTGGATGTTATCACGGGATTTCATTAAAGGTGAAGCTACTGTAAAGAGAAAAAATGAAACTTACCTTCCAATGCCAGCAGGTTTTTTATTAAAAGACGATGTAGCATTAGCACAGACTAGACTCACTCAAAATCAGAGTTATATGTTTGATAAAAAGTATGCTTTCATGGAAAATCAGTATGACGATCCAAATTTCCACCAAAACAGACCTTATGGTATGTATAAGCATGGTGCAAAAGTGCCTGCGATCTTAAAGCACACTGTAAATGGTCTATTAGGGTTAATTGTCAAGAAGCCATTAGAGTTTATTAATGATGAAGATGATGTATACGATCTTACAGATACTGACGAGAAACAATTAGATGTTGCACAATCTTTTAGCCAAGAAAGACTTGGGGATGAATAATGTCGTTTAACGAAGAAATTTGGTTAGAGCAGATAAGAAAGATGATCGTTTCCACGTTATCTTTTGGTAGATGTTTTGTAACACTTGACAAAGACAATAATCCAGTAGTTTATGATGCACTTGATGTGACTAACTGGCGAGAAGGTTTATATGCTATATTCTTGGAAACCGTGGAAGGTGCAGAAGAAAATGATAGTTACGAAGACCCTAGAGAGTATGTAAGAGTATCTTTCATCTCTGGAACTACTTACTATGAGCGGTTTAATTCTTCTGGAGTTTTATTGGAGAGGAAAAATTCCACCAAGTTCTCTGAACTCCCAGTTCTATGTATTGGAGCGACAAATCTTGATTGGGATGTTGACATGCTACCCCTAGAAGGCATATCCACTTGCGCTTTGCATATCTACAAAAAATCAGCAGATTTATCTTACTCAGAGTTCAGTTCGTGTGTCCCTACTCTAGTAATGACTGGTGTTGATGATGATGTATCAAACAAAACAATAGGTGGTGGCGTAGCTTTATCCATTCCTAATGATCTAGCAAAGGTTTTTTATCCACAAACAGATACAAATGCGCTTCAACATGTTCGTGTTCACATAGAAGCTTTATTTGCAGAAGCAAAGACTTATGGCGCTTCTTTATTAGGAGGTGATAAGTCAGAGGTTGAATCAGCAGAAGCAATACGTCTAAGACAAGGTGCGGCTGGGGCTTCTTTATCTACTTTGACACGGAATATTGAAAGAGCTGTAAACAGACTCTTAGAACTGGCAGGTATTGACACTAAATTCAAGATAAACTTTGATTTAGAAGAAAACTACATGACTCCGGCAGAGCAATCTACGCTCTTGGATTCTTGGATGAACAATGCTATATCTTACCAGACTTACTTCAATAACTTACAAAAAGCAGGAATAATTGAAGACGAAAGAAGTTTCGAGTCTGAGGTTGAGTCAATAGAAGAAGAAAAGAAGAAAAAACAAGAAGAAATGTTAAAATTTCAAACTGCACAGAACTTACTTACAGAGACTGATACTGTAGGCGAAGAAAAGAAAAAAGAAAAACTCTCTGATTCAAAAGATTCCAAGGGAGAGAAGGAAGAAAACAGAACTAGTCCTGGACGAAGTAAGAATCTTGGCAGGACTGGAGCTGATTACGACAAGAATGCATAATAGAAAAAGCACTAAAATACACAGGAAAACAAAAATGATTAATGCACCCGGAAAGATTTTAGAGGGGAAACTCTCTAAAAAATACGCCTCTGACGCTGGACAAGACATCCATGCATCACAAGATACCACTATTTACCCGTATTCCAATGAAGCAATCCCCACTGGCCTTAAAATAGCAGTCCCTACT